CTGAAGAAGCGCCTATTACAGTTCCATCAATAGCCCCTGCGTTTATATCAACAGTGGGGATGGTAACTGTGCCGGTAAAAGTTGGGCCTGCTGTATCAGACTTAGTAGAAATCGCAGTCGATATAGCGTCAAATTCTGTTTCAAACTCTGAGCCGCGAACAACCTTGTTGGTATCACCACCAGGAAGCGTGTCTTTAGCCGCAAAGTCAGTAGTCTTAGTGTAGTTAGCCATTGGTAGTTCCCAGCCTGAAAAGAAGAAAGGGGGCCGAAGCCCCCGTTTGGATTAGGCAGATGGTACTGCCAGAACAAATCCAGCTTCAGGACGATACACCTGAACACCGTAAAGGGTGTCTGCAGTGTACAGAGTAGACAGGTACTCTTGCTTGTACTGAGTCTGCGAACGAACGGCAAGTTGCTCTGCCATCACGACTGCTTCAGTGTGGAACAACAGTGCCGCGCGAGTGTCAACGCTAGACGCAGTGTTATCACCAGCAGCCTCAATGGTTCGGCAGTTTGCAGAAACGTAAACATCTACGCCATACAGATTGCCAATCAGGCCGTTGTTAACCGTGCCACCAGAAACAAAGTCTGAAGACACATACCGATCAATACCCATAATCGCATTGCGCGTTGCGGGCGGAATGATCAGGTTACGACCTTCCATCGGTACATTGTTGTCATCCATCTTCTGGATCATGTCGCGGAAAAAAGCATCCGTGAACTCATCACCAGCTACCAGAG